TCTCCAATGCTAGAACGTCGCTGTCCAGAGATCGTTCATCGCGTGCTGAGATTACAGTGGCATCATAAGCAGGGAAATTCACGGCGGATACTTCACGAACGCGCGCGATTTTCTTGATCCGCCGCGTTGGGATGTTTTTCTCGAGGTCTTCCCAGGCATCTTCTTTCACCGTAAACAGGAAGGACATCCCAGTGATGTCTCCGCGTTTGACCGCGGAATACAGAGCTCTGGCATCCGCATTATTCTCGACATCGAGTTGCGGCTCTACATGCAAGCCTTGCTCATCGACCTTCAAAGTCATCGTGCTGTTGCCATTGTTACGACGACTTCGAGCTAAGGGAATCTTGCTCATGTCATGATTGACGAAAAACAAGACATCTGTGAGATCGGATTCATCAAATGCGCCACGTTCAATGACTTCATGGAAGAGATTTCCGATTCTGGTCCGGCTTTCATAGACTGCAGCTAGGCCTCTTAGTTTATTTCCTTCCAAGGTGAAATCCGAGGTGTACGCACGATAGATCAAATCACTCTTGGGGTTCATTCGGGGGTTCCTCCTTCTTGGCTTGGGCGTTTTTGAGTTGATATTGGCTCGCGATATTGACATCGACATAGTTGAGCGACATTAAGCGAACATTGCCGCCTTCATAGGGTGGATAGCCGAAGAGTGCAAGCAGGTCATTGTTGGTGAGGGCCCCTCGATTCCCAAGCAAATCACCGACTTCGACGCGTTTGTCGAGTGCCATGTAGAGGAGATTGTTGGCATAGAAGACGATCTTGTTTCCAAACTGTAACTCCCGCTGGGTAAAGAGACTTTTCGTAAAGACTTGGTTCAAGGAGTTGACCAAGGGTTCTAAGGTTTTCTCATAGAAGCTCTGGTACTGCTCCGGGGTGAAATCTCCAGTTAGGATCGGTAGCGGAACACCATAATGGCGCAGGATCTTGGAATCAATGAAGGCTAAGGTCTCTTGATCCACAAGTTTGAGATCTGCATCGAGGAGTTCACGGATTTCTCAATGGATTGCAGCAACTTGTGGTTGATATCGACGGTTTGAAGGAGCGCTTGGTTATCCGGTTGACCATTGGCGTTACCCCCCATGAATGGATTGACCGAATAGCGATGTCTCCAGTGAATCAAGTCGCAATACTTTACGACGAGTTTTTCGCCTGCATTGAAGCGTAGATCGACATAGAGTTCGTTCTTGCCATCGACGATGAAGGAAACTTCGGCCGGATCCAGCGGATAGAGGGCTCGATACTTCCGTGATTTCCCCTCTCCGGTGATCATTTCGTCATAGACTGGGAAGATGAAGACGTTGTAGTTGAGGAAGAGTTGCCATGTGATTTTCTCTAAGAAATCTTTCGTGGTACTCCAATCGTTGGGTCCATACTCCAGGAGATCCGCAATCGAATCAAAGACCGGGACCTGCAAGTTGTTTTTGTCAAATCGGATGTGTTTTGGCGTCAGCTTACTGATCTCTTGAGCGATGCAAGCAATGGCTTGCTGGACCACATCACTCGCGAAGACGCTCTGGCCAAACTGTGCATAGATCGGAACGTTCCCATTGACCATTGCCAGTTGGCTTGTCCCACTCGGTGGTTTATTGAACTTTTGTACGATAGAGTCGAACCATCCCATGTCTAATCACCTCGTACTTTCAAGAAATTCAGTGCGATAGCGTTGCCACATCGAATACAGAATGATCTTCGTTGCGGCGCCGTCAATTCGTCGGTTTCGAACGTCGTTTACTTTTACCGGCATCACCAATCCCAAGTTATCGATCTTGATGGCGGTATTACTGAGACACCATCGGTCGATCGGATTGTTGTTGTAGTTAACCAGTTTTGATTTCAAATCCGCTTCGAGTAACTTCATCGGATTGGAGAGTGTGAAACGATTTTGATCCACGCGTTCCGTATCGAGTCCGTAGTTATCCATCGAGGTCAGCCAGGTTTTCGCAAAGCGGTTGTCATACCCGGTTTTGTAGGTTCGAATCTTGTAGTTCTTGTACAGATCCACAAACCATTTCGCGACGCGGGAGAGATCCACTTCATTACCTTCAGTGATTTCAATCAGTCCCTGACGTGCCCATTCGAGATAGTCTTTCTTGTCTTCGATGGCGCCTTTGGCGACTTTACTCTCGGGAATGAAGTAGCGTGTATGGATGTATTTCGTCGGATCTCCTTTTTTCATCAGGAGAACCTTAGCACAGGTCAAGTCGGTGGTTTCTGCTAAGTCGACGGCGCCGAGGGCAATGCATCCAATGAAGTCTTCGAGCCGGAAGGTGCTGGTATTGACATAGTCTTGTTCCATCAACCAGGCTTCCGCATTGTTTTGCTTGATGTTGAAGTCTTTGGCCAACACATACATCCGATCACCTTTGTCCATCTTGGCTTTGTTGATCTGATCGCGAAGGTAATCGACTTTCTTAATCAAACCCAGTGACGGATTGGACTTCACCCAGGTGCGCTCATCCTGCCAGATCTCGGCTTCACTGTCTTGGGTATAGAGCCAAGACAACAAAGTATCATCTTCGTGCTCCCCAGCCATGATGCGTCGAGCATATTGGAGTTCTTTATCGAGATAGCCATCATTGATGAATCCCTCAGTCGTGATGTTGATGAAGAGCGGTTCGTCTTTGGTGGATTGGGATTGCTCGATCGGTTTGGCAATCGAGTTGTCTTTCATTTCATGACTTTCATCCAGAATCCCAAACTCGATGTTGTAGCCTTCTTTATTGTGGGTTTTCTCGGAGAGCTTGAAGACCTTACTTTTGTTCTTCTTGTTGAGAATCCAGCGCAGGTTCTTGTGTGTCCGTTTGTTGTAGGGATCAAACATTTCCCGCATCGCACCGATCTCTAGAAAAATAATCGAGGCTTGCGCATCGTCATTGGAGGAGCAAACAATGTCGGATCCACCACTACCCATCATGAGTTCTGTGAATGCCAAAGCCGCAGTCAGGGTGGATTCTCCGTTCTTGCGGCTTTTAAGTAAGATGACACGTTTGAAGCGGCGTTTGTTGGTGGAGACGCGGATGAAGGAATAGATGACTTCGATGAAGGCTTTTTCCCAAAGTTCGAGCTTGAAGGGTTTTCCATGAAATGGTGACTTGGTATGCTTGCAGAAGCGTTCGATGAATTGAATGCGCTTCTTCGCTCGCTTGGGTTGGTAGCGGTATCGTGGATCCTGGGTTTCTTTCTGGAGTTGATGAAGGACGAATTCAAGTTCATGACCTACGAGGATCTCTCCGGCTTCAATGGCTTGAATGTATTCCTCAAGAAAGGTCATTCATCTTCATCGAGGAAAGAGTCAAATGCGTCTTCTTCTTCGATGGCGTTCTTGGTCAGGACGGTTCCCAGTGTCTTAATGACCACCGAGTAAGCCTGAAGGTTACGCAAGTATTGCTTGCCAGCTTCGGTCGGTTTCTGCAGGTTAGGCTGCGTAGGATGCGTTTTAATCATCCCGGTTTGTGTAATCAAGGACCGTAAGTGGTCATTTTGATCTGCCAAGAAGGCAGCTTCGTGAATGAGCTTCTCAACGAGTTTTTGCTTGTCGGGATCGACTTTCTTGAATACTTCCTTCAGCTTTTCAAGTTCCGACTGCGTGGTCAATTTTTCACTCATTCTCTCACCTTCTTTCCGGAGTTTTTTGATGTTGATTTGGTTTCACGACTTCTTTGAAAACGGGTGACGAAATCTTAAATTTTTGGTTTGTGTGCATCCGTTGTCCCTTGTCCAGTTCCCAATTGATTGTCCTCACATCTCGACCGGGGGGGAGTCCGGCCGAAATGCTTGGAACCAATCGTGGATATATTTCTGCCATTCCATTTGAAACGGCAGTTTATCCCTATCTTCAAATAAACGACGAAGACATTCTTCTTCAGTGGCTTCGACATAGATCAACTCAGCGCCAAGGGTTGAAGCAATGCGCTGACGCTCGGATTGAAGTGGATACCCACCGATGATCCAAGCGTTCTGCCACTTCCCTAAGCGAATTCTAATTTGATCGAGTAGACTATCTCGTAAGCGGAAGACATTCATCACCAGTTCGGTTGGCTTGTCATATGCAGGCAGCAGTGTGATTGCTTGGTACAGTTCATCAAGATCCAGGACCAAGTCTTTGTGCCCTTTACTACTACGTACGAAGCTTGTCTTGCCTGACAGTGGTGCACCGTATACGATATAGACTCTTTGTGTCAATGCTTGTCCGAATCGTTCATGGATTGCATTATGGCAGCGATGATGTACTAACAGCACATTCTTTGGATTCAGACTAACAGTCACATCATTGACATTCAGAGGTGTGAGTTCTTGGAAATGGTGTCCGATACAGTCGATATCACGTAGGATCGGCTCATGACATTGCTCACAGACCAGTCCTTTTATAGCACTGCTACGTTGGATCATTAACCGCTTCCTTAAAGAGATCCATTCAGGGCTCTTGTAGAAATCAGACAGGACTTGGTACTTTGCCATTACCAGTCCCCTTGTTTCGCGAGACGTTCTCGGAGCTCCAGCTCTTGTTTTTTAAGTTGCAGCATCTGAGGATTATCAGAGTAATGTTCCGGATCTTTGTTCTTCAAGAGTCCGAAGAGTGCTCCGGTATCTGGAGGTTGATGTTTCTTCGTTATTTCGGTATAGGTCACTGATTGACCGGATTCAGTCTTGGTGTAAACTTTCTTTTCTTCATAGTCATATCCAAGAGCTTTCTTGATCAGCGCGTTTTCGAGTTCTGTAATCAGCGTTTCCTTCCCTTTTTTAAGGGACTTTGATAACTCCGGATACTCTTTTTTGTAGACTTCGAGGGTTGAGACAGCAACTCCTAAATTCTTTGCGATCTGATCTTCACGTAGTCCGTCACGCGCCCACTTCTCAATCAGGTGCAATTTGGCTTGAACAGATTCCCATTTGCTTTTTGCCAAAGTATCACCTCGTTACATAGACAAGGTAGCATACAAAAAAACTCCGGTAAGTACCGAAGTTCTAATTACTTGTTTCAATGAATTTCTATAATGATACTGTTCTAGCTGTATTGCGCATTCGAATTTAACAAGAGCGGTTAATATTATGACTTCTATCTTTTGATTTGTATAGTCTTAATTAACCATTCCAATCAAGCGTAATTCATTGTTATTTGATTATTCATTTTTTTAGAATTCGAAGTTATTTTTAGTGAATAGATCAATGCAGACATCAACAACATTCGAGTCATACTTTAATCCTCTATTATGTTTGATTTCCTTTATAGCCTCTTCTATACCAAGAGCTGGTCGATATGGCCTATGTGAGCTCATCGCTTCAACAACGTCTGCAACAGCTATGATCTTACTCTCAAGAAGGATCTCGTCGCCTTGTAGACCTTTTGGATATCCTGATCCATCAATTCTTTCATGATGCTGCAAAATCATGTTATAGATATCTGGGACACATTCGATTTCCTTAACTATTTGATAACCATATTCAGAATGGCTTTTAATTAATGAAAACTCGATCTCACTTATCTTCCCTGGTTTTGTTAAAATTTCAGCAGGCACGTATATTTTCCCAATATCATGTACCAGTGCTCCTAGGCGTATGTTGCGTTTTTGATCGTCAGTCAGCTTAAGCTTTTCAGCAATAGCACATGCTAAAATTTGAACTCTCTTCTGATGGCCAGCCGTATATGGATCGCGAATCTCACCGAGCTTTGACAACGCTCCAATTGCTTTCTCGAACTCTTTATTTAATGTTTCATTTGTTCTAATCAAGTCAGATTTAGCTTTTTCAAGATTGACTAAATATCTGTTTTCATTGGTAATATCCTCACCAAATACCAGAATTGATTTATGTGTTCCGAAATTTAATAGGTTAAGTTTAAAATGTACTAGTAGATCACCAGACTTTAAATACTTATGAAATTCAGCACTTCCGTTTTTTATTACACTTTGATAAGCATTCATCCAAAACGAATCGGTTTCTTGAGGTAAAAAACTTCTAGAATCCATACCAATGTATATATCAACACCAAATGACTTTTTAACATATGCTGCATGAGCTGTATTGAAATGTTTATATGAATAATCTTCGGCATCAATTACTGAAACATAATCGCTCATGTTTTCAATAAGTGCTAAGTACTTTTCCATTTCCTCTTTAGTTTGATTACTAGCAGTGATAACATCAGTTTCATCTTTCACGAACACCGAAATACCAGTCATTTTGCTGTTTACATAGATTGGATTGAGATTAATCATCAAAATTCTATCCGATGAAATCATCGGATACTGAACTCTTTTACTTCCATTTTCGATTACATCGTTATACAAGTCCATCCAAAACTTTAATCTGTTTTTAGGTAGCATATCTTTTGGAGTTAATCCAATTCTCAAATCTATACCTAGATTTTTCTTATAATATTCCGCCATGAAGGTATTAAATGTCTCAAGCCCATAATTATCCAAATTCACACTCCAAACCATATTACCTGTACTCTCAATAAGTGCTTTGTATCTCTCAATTGAATGTGCATGCTTTTCCATAGAATCCAAAAAGTCTGTTACATCCCGATATGTTAAAAGCACGCCATCTATAAAAGGAAGATGAAATAGATTCTTCCCGATTATCTCGAGTTTCCTAAAAGACCCATTTTTATGTCTGTATCTTAAGTCCATTTTCATTTCAAAGTTTGCAGGTCCTGAAACCAAATTTTTGAAGTTTTGAATCACATATTCTTGATCATCCGGATGAATTAGTTCAAAAGCGCTAAAATTGAGCAACTCAGTTTCGCTATATCCGAAAAGATCTATACAATTCTCTGATCGATAAAATACATTTCCGTGTTTATCAGCAATACCGACTACATCGTGAATATTACTAAATATTTCTTTAAAAAACTCTCTATATTCGGAATCAGCTAATCTATGTAAGAAGTCAAACTGTTTAAACTTGTCTTCATAAACGTGGGTCATATCATGTACCTCCAGTTTTTCTTCATATTAGTTTAATTATAACAGAAATAAATGAAATATAAGCCTAAGGTAATATTACGTGCCGGAAAAGTGCGTTTCAGCCTATAATCAGTAGGTTTTATGTATGAAAAAACGGATCGATACTTTTTGAGAAAATCGATCCCCTTTTGAGTTGATTTTGACAATAGAATTCATCCAATTAATAAATGAAAAATTGAGAACCATAAGTAAGATCAATGCAATTTATTGCA